ATTCTATTGCCCATATGTACCTCTACAGCAGGTCAGAGCAATTAATCCTAACACCTTCCAACCAAAAATTGGGTTTAAGACTCGTTACGGAATGGTTGCTAACCCATTTGCTCAAGGTCTTACTCAAGGTTCTGGTGCTCTTACAGCTAATACTAACAAGTATTACAGAAGAGTTCAGGTTGCAAACCTTATGTAATAAATACATCTGTTCGAGATGGATCACAAGAGACCCTACGGGGTCTCTTTTTTTTACCTAAATATTTTGTAATTGTAGTGAGTGACTATGCAATTCAACGAAAAGGAAATGAACCGCATCTTATTGGCATGCGAATATTATCAACATTATCAGACTGGTACAAGGAAAAAGGAGTATGATAAAATCATAGATAAACTTCATAGTTACGAAGAAGAGTATGATTGTCCTGATTGTGTCATTTGTGCTTTACATGCGTAAGACCTTATGGTATATTGAAAAGGTATATACCCTATAAAAATGTCGGAAGAATTTACTCGTATCGCATCAGCACTTGAAAGAATTGCTAATGCATTAGAGCATCTACATATCGAAAAGATAGATCATGCTCACATTGATGATATAGGTGAGATACATGGTGATGTAGTAACCCATCCTAAACAATTTTAATTATGCCTCAGCAAACCATTAAATTTATCATCGCTCAAGATGGTACAGTTACAGAAGAGGTACAAGGCACAGTATCAAATGAGTGTGTAGATGTTACACTACCTTTTGAAGAAGCACTTGGTACATTAGTCACAAGAGAACACAAACCCGAATACTATGTCACACTTCAGCAAAATCAAAACGAAAATAAAGAACAAACCAGCATTAATTCAAGCACTGATGCTTGATGGTTATCCAGTTGATATTAATAGACAGTTAGTAAATCCTATAGGACATGATCACGAGAAAGTAATGTGTGAAGTTACAATAGGTGATGACATGGGTTTTGTTTGGAATAAGCAAACTCAATGCTATGAATTAATTGCTGATAGACAAACTTGGTCTCATCAAATACCAATAGAAAGATTTCTTGAGAAGATAACACAGTTGTATTGTATACAATTACTTACTAGTGTTGCTAAGTCTGAGGGATTTGAAGTAGAAAGTCAGAAGGTCAATTCAAGTAATGCTGTTGAACTAGTTGTTAATCGGTGGGTATAAATAATTAAAATAGTACTGCTATAATGGCAAACTGGTATCAAGATCAATTAACAAATAAGAACTTCCTCTCTCCAATAGGATTTATTTTTGTATTGGATAAAGCAAAGAGGGTTTCTTTTCTATGTCAAAAAGCAGAGATCCCATCATTGACTGTAGGTAATATAGATATTCCTACTAGAGGTATGGCACGTATTCCAGTTGAAGGTAATATTGTTTATGGAGATCTTTCACTTGAGTTTGTAGTTGATGAAGATCTACAAAACTATATGGAAATCCATAATTGGCTTAGAGCATTAGGTACACCACAAGAAATGAAAGAGAGAAAGGATTGGGTTGATAAGTATGCTAATAGAGAAGGTGATGCTAGGTTCTCAGATGCCACTCTACAAGTTTTAAATAATAATAACCTTGTTAATTTTGATGTAGTATTTAAACAATTATTTCCTATCGAATTAACTTCACTACCATTTGATGTAACACAAACTGATAATGAATATTTTACAGCAACAGTAATGTTCAAGTATATGCTGTATGAAGTTAGGAATAAGAATAGTCAGAAGAGAAGGTAGTTGCAAAATTTCTAAATTTGTGGTAGGGTAGTAAGGTCTATACATATTGTGGTATGGGAGGTAAAGCTAATGGCATTAAGAAAAGGGGATCACCCAAGAAAAAAACCGATCACCGAATGGGATGATTCCAATTGGAGAGAGGAACAAAAGGCTTACACTACCAGTAAATATGAATTAGAATTACTGGAAAACGGTCCTAAAAGTCTTGCTCAATCATGGATGATGAATGCTTTGAGACAAAAATGGATGAAGAGGAATAACTATGGTTATCCAGATCCACCTGATGTTTCATCATCAATGAAAGAATTTTTTGCTAGGACTAAAGACCAAGGTATTTGAATAAAAAATCATATGCCATCCAAATGTTATTTGCTGCTAAGTGGAATGTACCAGAAGCAGCAAAGCATTGCGGTCTCTCTTATGATGAAATGGAAAAAGTATTCAATACCCATTGCCATACCAACGGTACAACCTATAACAAATTTACTATTAATGTTCAATTGAGTTTAGATATATGATATTCTGGATTGGTTTCACTCTCATGTTTTTTAATGAGGGTTTTGTTATGATGAGACACGTATCACCGTGGTTCGCAAAGCAAAGAGATAAATTTATTAATAAGTATGGTGCTAATGTATGGTACAGATTTCACGGTACATTAGATTATACTTGGATAGGACTGGTAACAATTGGATTGATAGTTAATCCTAATCGGTTGTTACACATAGCAGCATTAGCAATATTTTGGACTACTTCATTTTTAGTATTCTATGCACCAAGGTGGATTAAAAGATAATGAATTTAGAACAACTACAAGACTTATGGAAAAAGGATAGTGAAATAGATCCTGATAAGTACGGTGAAGAATCTATAAAAATTCCTCAACTTCATATGAGATACATGGAATTTTACAATACATTTTCCCTTATGAAGAAAGATAGGGAAGGTGAAATGAGAGGTCTTTGGAAACAGAAATGGATATATTACAAAGGAAAAGCACCCTCTGCTGTATATAAAGAGTTGCCTTTTGATTTTAAATTAACTACTAGAGAAGAAATTAATATGTTTATTGAAGGTGATGAAGAGATCAGAAAACTTCAATTGAAGATAGGATATATAGAACAAGTGATATTCTTTCTTGATGGTGTTTTACGACAGATAAATGGTCGTAACTTTCAGATTAAAAACGCTATTGAATGGGATAAGTTTCAATCTGGTATGTAATGAATTACGGTAAGTATTTTAAAATAGTAACTTTCAATCAGCAATCGTTAAACACTGTAAGAACTGCAATAGCAGGTGCTGATTTAGATTTTATTCCTGCAACTCTTTACAACAATAAAGAGAATGAAGGTGCTGGAACAAAAAGAAATAGTCAAGTAACATGGTTGAAAGATCAAAAACTTTCAGAGATGTTAATGAAGATGGTGCAAGTAATAAATGAAAGTGCTGGATGGAATTTTAATATAACTGGTGTAGAACCTGTACAATTTGGTGTTTATCCTAAAGGTGGTTTATATGATTGGCACGTTGATCAACACCCTAGACCTATTCGAGGTGTTGTTAGAAAAATAAGTATGACACTCTTTATGAGTGAGCCTGAAGAGTATGAAGGAGGGGAGTTTGATTTGGAGATATATAAACCAGGGACTAATCCAAGATACGAAACCTTTAAAGGTAGGAAGGGTTCTGCTATATTTTTTCCTTCTGGAAAATGGCATAGAGTACGTCCTGTTACATCCGATGATGTGAGAAAATCTATTGTAGCATGGTTTTATGGACCTCCTTATACGTAAGAAGAATGAAGTTTATTTGAAGGTTGATGCTGAACCTCATCTCAAACAAGAGTTAACAGAATTTTTTACATTTGAAATTGAATCTGCAAAGTACATGCAGAGACAGAAAAGATATAAAGGTTGGGATGGTAAGGTGCGTTTGTTCTCACCTGCTACTGGTGAAATTTATTGCGGTTTAATAGATTATCTAACTGCATGGGCAAAGGACCGAGGGTATCAATATCAGGTTTTGGAAAGTCAACACTTTGGTCTTCCCAAGGAGGAGAATTCTCTAGTAACACCTCAGTCTGTAGTTGGATTTGTTCGAGCTTTGGGGCTTCCTTCTCAATTAAAGGTTCGTGATTACCAATACGCAGCAATATACGAGTGCCTAAAATACAACAGAAGACTCCTATTGTCGCCAACTGCAAGCGGGAAAAGCCTAATGATTTATTCATTGGTTCGATTTCATGTGAATGTTAAAAGGAATGTACTTATTATAGTACCAACTACGTCTCTTGTCGAGCAAATGTATAAAGATTTTACAGAGTACGGTTGGAACACTGAACACCATTGTCATAAAATATATGGTGGTCAGGATAAGTATGTACAGAATGATGTAGTTATATCAACTTGGCAATCTATCTATAAGGAACCAAGAAAATTTTTTGAAAGATTTGATGTAGTAATAGGTGATGAAGCTCATTTGTTTAAAGCTAAATCACTTACTACAATTATGAATAAGTTACATGGTTGTAAATATCGTATTGGATTTACTGGTACTTTAGATGGAACTGATTGTAATCAATTAGTATTGGAAGGTGTATTTGGTAAATGTTCTAAGGTTACTAAGACATCTGAACTAATGAAAAAAGGTCATGTTGCTAAACTAAATGTTAAAGTTATTGTATTAAAACATGATGAACAAATATTTGAGGGTTATCAGGATGAAATGGATTATCTTTGTGAACATGAACAACGCAATAAATTCATTCGTAACCTAGCATGTGACTTAAAAGGAAACACATTAGTCCTTTTCAATTATGTAGAGAAGCACGGTCTCCCTCTGTATGAGTTGATAAATAGTCATACAGACAAACCAGTTCATTTAGTTTACGGTGGAGTGGATGTCGATGATAGAGAACACATTAGGAAGTTAGTTGAAAATGAAAACAATTCAATTGTTGTCGCCTCTTATGGCACTTTCAGTACTGGGATTAACATTAAGCGGTTGCACAACGTCATCTTCGCCAGTCCCTCCAAGTCCAGAGTCCGTAATCTCCAATCAATTGGAAGGGTTCTTAGGAAAGGAAAAGGCAAAGTAAAAGCAACTCTTTATGATATTGCAGATGATATTACTAGAGATAATGGAAAGAATTATACTCTCCTTCACCTCTTTGAGAGATTAAAAATTTACAAAGAAGAAAATTTTAATTATGAAATTGTAGAGATCAAACTCAAAACTCATGACAATTAACTACGCAAAGCACGACGAAGAATTTCACGGAGTTTTTAAACTTGTCAGTGGTGAAGAGATCCTTGCGAAAGCAGTTCTCACTACAGAAGACTATGGTACAGATACAAAGGAGAGTTTAGCATTTCTACAAGACCCAGTGTGTATACAAATTATTGATAAAGCAATGGGTGAAAATAAAATGATGAGGGGTATGGGATTTCACAAGTGGATGCACATGTCTGACGAGGAATTTTTTATAATACGTGAAAAGGATATTTTGAGCGTTGCGTCTATGAGTAAAGAAATTATTTTTATGTATGAAGCATTTATAAAAAGTTGCCAACCTGAAGATGTCGTCAAACAGAGAAATTCTAAAAGAAGATCTAGTGCAGAAGACTCAACAGGGTATCTAGGTAAGATAGATCAAGCAAGAAAAATATTTGAAAAATTATATAATACATAATATATCCCTCAACCCTTGACATGGTTAGTCTACAGGTGATTGACAATCTTGTCAAGCCCTGTTACAATATAATCAACGGAATAAACCATATGAGGCGAGTTGCAAAAAAGAAAGAACACTACGTTAATAACGCTGAGTTTCTTGCTGCTATTGTAAAGTACAAAGACAAAGTTAAGATTGCTGAGGAGAAAGGTCTCCCGAAACCTCGTGTCAATAATTATATTGGTGGATGTTTTTTAAAGATAGCACAGCATCTATCTTATAGACCAAACTTTATCAACTACATGTATAAAGATGATATGGTTTGTGATGGTATAGAGAATTGTATACAGTACATAGATAATTTTGATCCAGCAAAGAGTAAAAATCCATTTGCATATTTTACACAGATAGTGTATTATGCGTTCCTACGTCGTATTGCTAAAGAGAAACGTCAGATGGATATCAAAGATAAGATACTTGAGAAGTCTGGATATGAACATGTATTCTCAGGTGATGGTGATGGATCATCTGCTGATTATGCTCAGATCAAAAATCGTGTTGAGATGAATACTAAAAGATAATGTATCCGATAACCATCGTTGATGATTTCTTTCCAGATCCTGATAAGATTGTAGAGTATTGTAAAACTCTAGAATTTCAACCTGACCCTAGAGGTCAATGGCCAGGTAAAAGAACTCAAACATTAGAAGTTCTCAATCCTGATTTGAATAATTATATTTGTCAAAGGATTTTAAGAAGTTGGTATCACACCTATCAGATGAACTGGGGTGCTGCACTTACTTTTCAAATGGTAGAACCATTTCATGATGATCAGTATCATATTCAAAATCATGGATGGGTACATGTAGATGACGATGTTAAGTTTGGTGGTATAATATATTTGAATAAAAATCCAGAACCTGATACTGGTACGAGTATATACAAAGAACATAATGGATATGCTTGGTGTCAACCTAATGATAATGTGTTACAATGTTCATTCTATAGAGGAGATAAGGTTACTGATCAAGACTATAAAGAATCATATGATAGATTTCATTCGCAGTATACAGAAACTGTGAGAGTTAGTAATGTCTATAATAGAATGTTTTGTTTCAACAATCAAACTCCACATGGTATGCAAACCTTTGGTAAAAATCAAACAAGACTAACTCTCGCATTCTTCTTCCATGAAGTAATGGGACCAAACCCTCCATACCATAGGTGTTAGTATGAAAGTTTTATTAATTACAGATCAACACTTTGGTGTTCGTAATGACAATCTACATTTT